CCTTCATCCATTATCAAACACCTTAGCGTTACCAGACACCACAGCGTAACCAGACACCACAGCGCGACCAGACACCACAGCATTATCAAACACCAGAGCGCGACCAGACACCACAGCATTATCAGACACCCTAGCGTCACCAGTCACCACAGCGCGACCAGTCATCACAACGTAACCAGACACCCTAGCGTCACCAGACACCCAAGCGTCACCAGACACCTTAGCGTAATCAGTCACCACAGCGTCACCAGTCACCACAGCGCGACCAGACACCTCAGCGCGACCAGTCACCACAGCGTTACCAAACACCACAGCGCGACCAGACACCACAGCATTATCAGACACCCAAGCGTTAGGCCCAACATAGGCGGTCTCAGAAACAGTGGCGGTATCAGCGACCCATCCGCCGCCATTAGAATGCTGATGGGCAGGAACTGGGCCGTTGCCAAAATCAAAAGTAGTCATTTCATTAATATCGTTCATTTTAGACTCCTTTTACCCAGTCAAAGTTTGGGTCATTTTGTAATTCTACCCAACGACCATCATGTATAAATTTGTCGCCCAGTTTAAATGTTTTATTTTCACTACGCAACATCATACTAGGACCACGCACTTCTTCGACAAGCCAACGGTCACCATGTTGCTGAATACGGTTTTTACCATGGCGTGTCTTGGCTGTAAGAACAACTGTATCATTAACTTGTAGCATTTCATTCACTCCTTCATCCATTATCAAGCGTTACCAAACACCCGAGCGTTATCAAACACCACAGCGTCATCAGACACCACAGCGCGACCAGACACCTTAGCGTAACCAGTCACCACAGCGTAACCAGACACCATAGCGCGACCAGACACCACAACGCGACCAGACACCACAGCATTATCAGACACCTCAGCGTAACCATACACCTTAGCGTTACCAGTCACCCGAGCGTTACCAGACACCACAGCGTCATCAGACACCCAAGCGTTAGGCCCAACATAGGCGGTCTCAGAAACAGTGGCGGTATCAGCGACCCATCCACCACCGTTAGGATGTTGGTGGGCGGAGACCAGGCCGTTGCCAAAATCAAAAGTAGTCATCTCATTCACTCCTTCGTTAGATGATATAAAGACCGCTTTTTTCGAGCCGTTTAGCGACAACCAGAAATTCACCATCATGTCCACCATCATAACCATTCTGAATCTGCCAAATATGAGTCATTTCATGGGCGAGGAGACAATCGAACTGAAATTCGTCATCATATTCCTTACACATACCGATGACAATCACACCATCTACGTCATCAACGCCGCAAAAATCGTCGTCCGAATCATCAATCCAAAACTCGTCTACTTCTAATTCACCATCGAAATGAATCGCATTGAACAAAGCAAACTTAGCTTCAAGAGTGGTCATATCGATCTGATACATTTGATTCGCTCTCTCGTTCATCATGTTTATATCCTACCAGAGATTTTATTTTTTGTCAACAAAAAAATGTGCCCGACCAGAAAAAAATCCAGTCGGGCACCTTGAGGCATCCATATGGCGGGAGTGTGGATTAGGATGCCTCACGTTGATCATCTACTTTAATACGATCATAGATAGCCTTAATCTTCATACGAGGTGTTTGAGAACGAATTGAAGCACGTTCAATGATATCAAAATCGTCTCCTCCCCGTTTTAAAGCTTCTCTTATCTCTTTGAGAACTGCATCGTACATGGTAAATTCTCCTTTAGATATATATATCATTTTATAATACTATAAACAGGTTTTTTTGTCAAGACAAATTTTTACATATCCAAAAAATTTTGGTGTCATAGTATCAAATCCACCACCTCGTTTTAGATTCCGAAAAATCTTTTTCAATCTTTTTTCATCGTTACCCAATGCAATAACCCTCTCTTCGTTAATGATACCATCAAATTCACGAATTCCATAATGTGGTTTCTTTCCATCTTCAATCGGATATCCTTCAAAAATATACATCTTTCACCTCAATGCTGCGAATTTTTTCTTGAAATCGTTTTCGTATCTGTCACCAAAGTCAGTGTTATCCATTATCGGTCGATCATCAATTATTTCCTCCTGTGCTGATTGTTCTACATCATATAATCTCATCTTACCTCTGTCAACCCCTACAACAAATCTTTTTTTATCTGTTGGATCGTTGAAACGATTCTTCAACTGTTTGACCATAATCTGATTGAGATTTTCTAACTCTTCGCTAGTCACCAAAGCAAACATCAAATCGACGGTAGCAGGTAGACCAAAAGACTCGGAGGTATCTTCGAGTCCAGGATCGGAGTTTGTATAACCAGACCGTGTAGTTTGAGTTGCGGTGACGATTGGAATGTTTTTCTCAACAGCCAATCCTCTCATCTCTTCAGCGATTGCTTTGATGTAAGTGTAACTGTTGACATTAGCACCATACCTCAATCGCATAGAAGCACAGATATTGAGATAATCAACATACATGATATCTGGAACAAAGTTTCTTTTCAAACGAAGTTCATTCAGTAGATGTCTAAAATGCCCAACACCAGCAGTTGCAGTAGGATATTCTTTGATAATCAATCTACCCTCTGTCTTATCTCTGACTTTATCAACTTTCTTCATATATGATGCTTTAGGTAGTTCTTCTAGTTCTTTCAATGGTACATCTAGAAGATTAGCGTCGATGCGTTCGGCAATCCGTTCTTCTGCCATCTCCATTGTGATATAGAGAACCTTACGATTATCCATCAAATTAGCAGCAGCAAAGTGACACATAGCAAGAGATTTTCCGACACCAGTGCCAGCCAGAATACAAGTTAAAGTTTTCTGTGGAAGCCCACCTTTGGTGATGCTATTAAGATAGTCTAGATCAAACGCGATACGATTTTCTATTTTATGATAGAAGTCATAACGATCGGAGAAGTCTTCTAACCAATCATGTCCAATGTGATTATCAAAACTGACAGAGAGAGCTTTAGAAAGAATTTCTGGAATCGCACCCTTTGTCTCCTTCTCTTTACCATCCATGATTTGAATGGACTTCATGATAGCATTATGAATAGCACGTTGCTGACAGAACTCTTCTGTCCTGTCAGTCAGCCACTGTTCATCAATCTCACGATCTGTGAGTTGAGAAAGATATTTGATACATGGCTCAAAGTCGTTTTCGTCTACATCGTCGTTGTCAAGTGTGATACCAAGAATCTCTACAGTCGGTAGAGTGTTGTATTCTTCAACGTGTTTCTTGATATATCGATACAGAGTTTTTTCTGTAAAATCGTTGAAATACTCATCTTTAAGAAATGGAAGAACTTTCCTCGAATAATTCTCGTTGTGAATGAGATGACTCAGTATCTGTGTTTCCAGCCTCATTTTCTTCCTTTTCATTCAAAGCAGTGATGATAATATGTACTAAAATTCCACCAAGATGATTATTGAAATGAATATTATTTTCAGTCAATTCGTGTGGATTTTCTACGAAATCAAAATCAAATTTCAAAGTTGCTTCGTCTTTTTCATCGATTTCTTTTACAGATATTGTATTGTATCTAATGATTGTACCATTATATCGTTCGTCTGTCAACTTAATAGGTACGGTTGATTTACCATCATCTAGATTATCTGCTATTTCATAGGTATCATCATACTGTGAAAATTCTTCAAAATCAATCTTCGGCATCGTCCGTCTCGCTTTGATCTGTTTTTCCATAACCGCCAAAAAGTTCTCTTTCTTCTCCATATTTGAATTCCTTTGCAGCGGCCTGTTCTAGTCTTTCCATGACATCTTCTGTAAAAAACTTCTCAGGGTCTGTATTAATTGCTTTAGCAAAATGTTTAGATCCATCAGGAAACTCATAACGAGTTGATACCTTCTTGATAACATCGTACTTCTCGGCAAGGTCAAGAAGACCATAATAACGATCCAAACCAGTCGTATAGTTTAGACGTACTTCAATCGTCTTATTTGGTTTGGTAAAACGTGACTTTTGTGTGCTAACTTTGATTAGATTACCCTCATCCTTTTCAGTATCTTTATCTCTTTTCTTTGAAAGAAAAAGAATTGTAGAAGCGGTATACTTTAGACCAGAACCGCCAGACATTACTTTCGTTGGTATATAAGAACCAACTGCATCATATGTATGGTTTGTAATAATCATCGGAACCTGCGCTTTAGATAAACGTAGACCTAGAGTACGAAACGCAGCCTTAATTACTTGCGCCTTGGTCATATCCCGAGTTTCTTTACCTTCGGTACTATCTTCCATTTCTTTTGTTGTAGATAGTTGACCGAGAGAATCAAGAACCATCATCATTGGTGGTCTATTATTTTTGTGTTCTGTGTATCTTTCTAAAACTTGTAACGCATTATGTCGAAACTGCTGAATTGTTTGTGGTTCAGATACAACAATACGATGAATGTCAATACCACGAGTAGACATCATCTCCTGTGTTACTGCTGCTTCAGTATCATAATAGATTACACCGGCGTGATCGTTTTGTTGTAAAAAGTTATTGACCATTCCTAGAGCAAAGAAAGTCTTTCCTGTTGCTTCTTCACCAGCGAGAGCAGTAATTTTGTTATTTGACACACCGCCGTAAAGACTGCCACTGATAAGAGCATTAAGAATGAAACACCCAGTATCAACCCACCCAGAAAACTCAGAAGAATTACCACCATCGGATAAAAGATGAGTGTTTTCATCGTTGAGTTCCTTCACGATTTGCTTAAAAAAATCAGACATTATTTCTCCTCAAAAAAAGATCCATTTATAATGGCTTCAACTTTTTCCATTTGTTTTTCAATGATAGGACCACGACCAGGCCAATGGATATACTCCTGGTTTTGTGTCCTATACAAACTTGAAAGCAGCGGCATAACAATCTTTGCCATCTCATTTACTTTCTGATTGGCAACACTATCTGCTAGTTGCTTTCGTTCTTCTACGATGGCATCATTATCATATATCAAACTAAGTAATGTGTCAACTTTTTTTTCCATATTTCTTAAACTATCTAACTTTCTTTCAAGTCTTTGTTCAAGAGATGTCAAATCATCTTTAGCAGCAAGAGCGGGTTTATCTGCTCTAACCAAGTCTTCTTCTTCAATGACCTTCTTACGATATGTGTCCTCATCAACGGCTGTAAGACCAGAAGTCCATCCGGTCATATCCATATCGTCCCA